ACGAATAGTACATTCTTCCTGATCAGCAGTTATGAAGTTATGGCCAACTAAAACCTCCCGACGACGCCGGGAGTAAAACGTTGTACCACATTATACTTCATGCTGCCGTCACCGACAACGATTAAACCGTCGTTGCCGTCACAGGGGCCATTCCTGTGCGAGTTTCGGTGATGTTTTTGCTAACGATGAGACTTGGTAAATTCTAACCAACCTTTTCTGAATCGGGGGTCGGTCCCCGAATCCTAAACTCCCTACGCTGAGGGAGCGGAGCTTTCGTAATACATAATGGGAGCTCCTAGGAAGAAGAAAACGTTGAAGTCTTCTCCTGCTGCTACGAAGCAAGGTGCGTATTCTACACCTGCTCGTGCACTGGATGACATGATTGCCTCAAGCACCCAACCGTTCTGCCTAATATCACTATTGGCAGGAAAGTCGAGACGCTTGGCTGGTGTGAAACGTTGGTTCTTATAGTACGGAACCTCGAACATCACCGTCGGGTTTACTGCCGAGCTCTGGTACAGCTGACCATCAAAGGTCCTGCTGAACTGGTCTCGGTCGTTCACCAAGGCTGCTTGACCCGCGGTCGTATTTGACTCGTCCGCGAGTTGGGTCCAATCATCAGCATTGGCGGCTCCGTCATTCTCACGTGTTACCGTGATGCTCGAGAGCTCGCCGCTGTAATTGTTAAATCTTGTCATGTCGACCATCCATCGAATTGAACCTCTCCAGCCACCAAATGCTGGAGTGAGATAATTCAAAAGTGTCGTTTGTCCATAAACGTAACGGTCTTGACCGCCGTTGACGGAGTAGACGACACCGGCGCCGGGTATTGAAGCGGGTTCGGTATAGCCAACCTGAAAAGGGAAGGCGCATCGACTAGCTGCGACTCTAACCAAATTTCCTGGTGTTAAAGGACTACCAGAAATGATGGAATGTCTGCAGTACCGCTTCAATAGCTGTCGGAATGAATGGATGGATTCACCAAAATATACCAGATTGGTTTCATCCTTCCGTGAGACAGATGCCGCAGCCTGATTCAACGTCGAAACGTTGGCAGGCCGCGAGTCCTCGGTTGTCTCTTCCGACTCTCCTGCGTGGGGTTCAACCTCTTCGATGGGAGGTCTGTTCTCCTTTTCCACCTCGAACTCTAAGGATTGCGGCGCAATAGTCGCCTCTGCCGTTCTCAATCGAAGTTTCTCCATGATGCTAGCATCAGGGACAGCTACTTCAAAATCATCACCAGCACTTACAAAGACGTTGACCTCAATGTCATTGTCGATGGTGCTGTTAGGCACGGTGAGTTCGTTTACGACGTACATGGATAAAGTTCCATTGCCGATGTTGGATGTAGGAGTGGTTAGTGTGAGTGGGTTGATGTTGTACATCTGTGTTGGCAGAAGAACCGTTCCAGGAGCAAAATGCTCCCGGTAAGGATCTCGTTGGCCCCACCCGACTGCGATTTCGAAATCGCTGTTGTCACTGATGTCTACAATGGTGGTGTAAGCAGTGTTGTACTCTGCTGTACCATCGGGAGGTGTACCGGTCGGATCATATACAATCTTGATTCGACCTTTATGGTACTTGGAACATACAAACTGAAATCGATATTTCAAAGTTCCCCTCCAGTACTTGAAAGGCACTGCCGCAAAACAAACTGCAGGCATGTGAATTTCTTTCCCTTGCTTGTAGTGAAGACACGGATCCACAACGTGGTTCCACAGTAACACCTCTTGCTTGGTCCCCAGACGCCAAGGAAAGCTGGCAAGCCAGCTCTCCCGTGAAGCAATATGCTTGATCGTCAATTCATCTTCGCCATCTAGGCCGACTGTTCTCGAATCGAGTGTTAACTCCTGCTTACAATCTACAGCGAGTTTAGTACTTTCATTCGGCAAATTAGTCACAGCCAAGTTAGATACCGTTATAGGACGGTACTGACTCGACTCCAACATCAATGGAGAACTGTAGCCAAAAAGAGTGGCAATTGCACCAATAGCACCCGCACCTATCTCCGTAGCGCGTGCAAATGGTCCGATCCAGGGGACTTCTGTCATATATGCTGCGGCATTAGCCACAGCGCCGGCAATTCGTGAAACCGGCTTGGCTGCGTATTCGTCTGCTTGGGGCGTAATAGCACCAGGTTCGAAATTGGTGGGGATGGCAAACTTCACATCCTCCGCCCAAGCGAATACGTTTACGGTGACCGTATCAGTGGCTCCATTGGCATGCTTCAACTTCTGCATGCTGTGGATAACCATCTCTCCCATATTCCGCCAATCCATGTTAGTCACGTCCCAAACATTATGGTACGTGAAAAACGGCAGTTTCAACTCTCCACCTTGAGAGTTTGTGGGGTCCAAATAAACATGTGGTCTTTGGCTAGCAGAAACAATGTCTGCGTCCAGAAAAGCCCTATCAATCGTTATCGTATCGTCCGCTGGAAGCGGATTGTACGAACAGATTGCTCGACCATAATGAAAAGCGTTTCCATTTATTGTGAATTTCACATGGAGTTTTGCTCTCATCAGTTTGTAATTGGAAATACGATTGATCACACGGGGATTCTCAAAATAGTCCTGCCATGGGTTAAATCTTTGGTACAATGTACCATCGACTGCCCAGTCATAGGACTGAATCCTCAACGGACGACTGAAAAACTCGTCCAACGACGCATCGCTCGTGAGAGCGGCGTCTCGTATGTGATCGAAATCACCTGTAGTCTCCTGCATAAACCCGGGATGTGTATCAACAAACTTCACATTTTGGGTCGTCAACTCCGTACTTGGAGTGGAGACATTCAGCTCCTCTGAGTGGGGATCGACATCGTCTTTGTTGACGCGTCTCCTCTCACGAGCTTCCTCGATTGTTGGCCAGTCTAACGACAAATCTTTCAAAATTGCGTAACAGACATAAACCGTAATCGATGCGAACATACCCCACAGGGAAAGGGAATGTTCTTGCTCCGCGCTATCCAGCGCTTGGGGCCTTACTTTGCCACCCATTGTTGTCCAGGCACTTCCTGGATAAGCCAGCTTCGGACACTGGCACCTATCAAAATTATTAAATGTAGGAAAATATACAACTATTATGCAAATGTACAACTATGCAAGCGTGCTAACGCGTATGTAGAAAAATGTAAATATAAAGCCGTTAATGTACAATTTATGGTATCCAATTTATTTACATGGAACTTACTCAGTCTCTACAACTGGCTGAGGGTTCAAGTACTTTTCCTTCCACATTTCGACACGCTCGTCGAATGTGAAATTGACTGCGGGCGGGACAAAGTCCAGTGCCCGTACACACAGTTCCTTAATAAGGGGCGCATCATGTTCATACTCCTCGCGCCCATGTGCAAATAACTCGTGCATGAATGTTTCCACACACGAAATTGCCACCATTTGAGGAGTTTCGGTAGACGATTTGAGGTTTACCAACAGGGGTTTCAGCATGGAAGACTTAGCAAGTTTTCCAATTCGAGTCCCAATCTCCGGTATGAACTGAGATTGACGCTTCAAAAAATCAGCGTCTTTCACGTCCATGTCGTCCTTAACCTCATCCGTCTTGTTCGGGTCTGTAATTTTCATCCCATGTTCCGCAAGAAATTCTTTAAAAACACGAAAATTAAATCGAGACCTGTATTCGTCGGCGACACTTCCCTTGAAGTCATCGCCGTACGTCATTGCTGCCATTGCCGACCTGAAATCCTCCACTTCAGGGCAGGCATTGAAAAAGCCCATTCGCACGTAAAGAGAATTAGCAACACTGTTAATATTGACAGTGATGTTGTTTCCCGACGTGTTCATGTTGTAAGCCATGATCATAGTTCCATTGTAATCAATTAATGGATGAATGATGTCCGCGATCATTGCGTTCATCATATCTAGATCGTACTTACTGTAGTTGCAAACGCTCGCAATGTCAATGAATGACTGTAGTACTGCGTACGTCATTTGGGAATTCATTCGAACATCATACTTTGAATAATCCCATGCAACAACTCTTCCGTCTTTGGCGAACTTCTCGGCATGTGCCATTAGCGCGTCCCACTGAGGGGAGAACGCATTGACACCAACGGCTGCCTCTGAAAGTTCTGGGCACAATGACAAGATTCTGGCAATGGGTAAGAACCACCTTCTTATACCCATGCCGAGTGCAAGCGCCACTGCTTGAAACACTCTCACCTTCTCGGAATCTTGCTTTGTCGGCTCATCCTTGAGGGTGGCAGTGGTCACTGGGTAGGCCCGTTCGCCACATTCCCAGCATTTTATACAGCGCTCATACTCCTCGATGATATCATCATCCGGGATACGGTCCTCGCAAAATTCACCTAACATTACGTACTGGAATTTGCGCTTCTTCGGACCAAACACGGGATAACCCATGCTGGTGTTCATCGGTATGGCATCAATGAACCGTTTTCCCGGAATCCCCATGATGATCTCCTTCATCGTCAACGGCCGGACATCCTCTTTCAGATTTTGCTTTTTGGCAAATTCTAAGATCGGCTTCAACCAGTCTTGTCGTGCTCGTTGCAATAACGCAGGCACGAACATTTCAGACGGGTTGATGATGTGCTCCAAAGTGGCATTGAAAGCCTTCCAATTAGGCTTCAATCGGGGAGCACCCCAGCAGTTTTGAATGGAGAAGAGTTCCTCGGTGTGTTTCTGAAGAATAGAAGGTACAACCTTACTCTTCGCTTCTGACCGCAATTTGGTAGATCCAATCACATCAATTGCGGCGTCGTGGTCCAATTCCTTAATGAATTTCGCATTAGGATGGACTTCCGACGATTCCACGACACGTTTTCCATACTGTGTGTCGGGAATATCAGTAGCGGCAGCTATTCCTCGGATCCCAGGAAGCGACAAAAGCTTTGATCTCAGCTCCGCCGCTTGACCTTGGGTCACCGTCATCATGACACCATATTTCTTCTCTGGGTTCCCTCCAATATGGAACCCAGCCACCACAGGCTCTTTGCCTTCGGTGATAAGCATCGACATACAAGTTCCTGCCGTTGCATGAGAAGTGGTGTAATTTCCTCCGTCCATGGCCAAATATTTGTGACCAAACTTGCCATGCTCAACTGACATTTTTTCATGAGTCAGTTTTGCATCCTCATCACGGATCATCATCGTGCACACAGAAAGTCCAGTGGGCACAGATAATGGTAAGAATTTTCGCAAATTATTTGAAATGTCCGGACAACGCTCAACAAAACATTCAACCATGTCTATCTCTTTCAAGAAGACGGCGTTAACATTGAGTTGAGCAATGAACTTGAACTTACTTGTCTTTTTGTCTTCGGTTCGGTAAACCTCGCCTCTGACATAATCAACAGGAGTTCCGTTCATGTCCGAACGGGGGTAAAAGATGTGCAATGGGAACCACACGTAACCCTTTTCGGGGTAAACGATATTGCAACTGGTTTCGGAACCATCGGAACGCTTGAAAAAACAGCGTCCTTGGTTCTTAGCACCAGTCTTCAAAACGTGTTCGGGAATTGCTCCCGTCACAGAAGACTCGGATTTCCATCCGATTTGCTTTACCATATACCCAAACCAACTGGGCTGACTGTCAACGTCCTCAGGAGTCAAACTCTGAGGCTGTGTCGTTAGTCGGTTGTCGTTCCACATCTTAATAAGCTTTACACCCAAGGCCAAGGTTGCTACGAATAGCACCCCCTTGGGAAACTTACCATCTCTTACCCGCTTGGCATAATCTGGGAGAGCGTCACGTTTTTTCTCGTACTCGCTCTGAATCTGCTTCAATCGAACCTGGTGCCAGAAATATCCTAACACCGCCGTCGACCAAAGAGATGCAACTCCAGATGCTCCAACAGCCTTGTTACGTCTAACGAGTCCGTACCCACAAAGGGAAAGACCCGCGATACCAGCCACACGCAGTGGCCTTCGAATGTCGTAATAGGCTGCAGCACTTTGCCAAGCAGTCACCGAACGTTGAAAAGTCCTTGTCTTAAAAAGCCAGTTCGGTGTCATTGCTACTAATAATGGCGTACCTTTGTCGTTCATCTCTTGCTGTATTTCCTTAGCAAGTTGATTGGTAGCCATTTTGCGAATGGGTGAAAATCCACACACCCAATTCACAAGGTCAACAGGTTTAGTCCAAGACTTGATGTAACCATCAACCGCTTTCTTGGCGGCACCAACTGCGATGTCAGTAATAATATCAATCGCATGTGGTTCAGTCTCTTTCTGCACCTCGTCCTTGACGCAAGAGCAATATTCGGGAAATTGAAAGCAATCTTTGCAGAACTTTGCTTTCGCAGATTCCCTTGACTTTTTAATGAGTCCGTCCTGTTCCATCTTATGGTCCTTCGAAAGTTGAATTACAACTTGAAGGTACTCCTTCAGATGGAGATCCTTACATTTGATGAGGCGTCCGTCATCCATGGACACTTCCATCACCTTGAACCTATAGTCAGTTTTGTCCAGACCAAGCTCGAAGGTTTCAATTTCCTCAATTGTCAACTGCCAAATATCTTGAACCAAGCTTTTTGAATTCTTGATTTCGGCATGTTTCTTGTTGAGGGTAAGGCTCCCAGGTTTACGATACTCTTCGCGCACCACTACACTCACGTGGTAAAAACGGCGAAGAATGGACTCGGGACAGTTTGAATACTGCCGGGCACCAAGATCTTTTACATTAGATGTCACGACTCCGCATTTGAAGTCGATAAAAACGACACCTTTCGCATTTAGCTCAGCCTTGATGGCCTGAGCTGCGACATTGTTAAAGAATTTGATGATCACGGAAGTATGCGGGTTATCTTTCTGAAAATCCGCCTTAGTATTATTCAAATCATCCATGAAAACTCCCAGTACATCGGAAGTCCATGTTGAATTATACTTGTCAAACATGTCCATCGTAATAATCCGGCTGTCATCTACTTCCCCATCTTCATTGACGAAACCCATTGCCGCCAATGATTGGGTCATGGTGAGTTTACCGAGAGTGGATTTACCCACTGCGGTTCCTCCATGTAGAGACCAGCCGATCGGTGAGAAGCGCAAATCAGTGTTTTTGCGTTTCGCTGCCAATTTTTCAAGAATGGCAACGAGTTCGGTATAGCGCTTCTGCAACCAGAGTGATGTTGGACCGTCATTCTTTGCTGATTTCATGACGCATGTCTTTTTATAGACCTGGTTCAACTTGTTCTCGTATGCACCAAGGTCATCTATGTTCCCTGCAATAGCACAATCGGCTTTTGCTAGAACATAGTCGCACGTTTCATTATACTCTTGTACATGTACATCTGAGTAAAGAATCGGTGCGATAGACTTCGTCTCGAAACATTTCCAGCCGACTTCGCAAATCCACACAAAGGTTTTAACCAATGCATCAATCACGTCAACGGCTTTCAATTGTTCCTTCGCAGCTTCAAGCGAG